TGCGTCCTGCCTGTCAGTAGAGTCTGGTGCTGTTCCGGATAAATATATAGCACCTGAGTCTAGATAAAACACTGCTGCAAGCTTGGCATTCGAACTCATCACCGTTCCTCCCGCAAAGCCTGTATCAGAGGCGGACACGTCGGTGATCAGGGCGCCGGCAAAACTAGTTCCATTTCCGGTGGAGGATGTGCTGAACGGGAAGCTAACCGTGACCGTGTTGGCGGACGATACGACCGACTGAATTCCTAGGCCGGCTAGCCTTGCAAGCTCAAGCGAGGCGGCGATGGATGTCGCAATAGTGGTAGTTGTCGCGCTGGATCCGCTTTGGTAGCCCGTGGCTGTCGATGCGGATGTTGAAGCGGTGGCGGAATAAGTAGTGGCATCCGGACATGTCAAAGTCAAAGCGTGCCCATCATCTGCCAGAACAGCACCGTCAACAGTAAGAGTGTTCGTTGCAACTGCTCCGGAAGGCCAAACAAACAAACCATAAGCTCCGCCGTTGGATCCAGTTGAGGTGTTTGGTGTGTTGCTTGTTGCCCACCCGGCATAGCCAGAGGCATCGGTTGCCGAGTCATGCTGTGTTCCCATGAGGCGGATAAATGTGATAGGGCCGACACCGGCCTTCAAGTATGCCTGTGCTGCATATGCACCATAAGTAGGGGATGACCGGTTAGTCTCTCGCCAAACATCATCAACACCGCCTTTACCATCGATTGGGGCGCCGAATGTTTCGACAAACTCAGAGAATGAGTTAACTTTGACAGGAATCATTCCTGGACCTTTTTCTGATCGACCGATGATAACTGGGCCGACATTTTCTGCTTGTGCAGGTATCTGTGACTGATCAACTTCGTTCAAGAAGATTCCAGGTGATACAAATCTAAATTTTCTGGCGTCTGACATACTTTTGTCTCCTTAATTAAACCACATGAGCCTTTTCAGTTAGTAAATAGTACGAGAACAAGGCAAACACCCTATTCCCTATAAAATCCCTTTCCTTTGTCATTCTTTCCAAGGAAGGCGTTTATGTCGCCGACAATTACCTTTTCTCTCGGAATCTTCACATCAATGATACTCTCCTCTACTGAGACTTTCGGCTTCTTATCATTAGGGCCTTCTCCCATTAGATATCCGAGAATCTTAAGTTGGATTTCTGTCTCGTAGCTCCTTTCCTCTTCTCCTAGTTCGGCAATGTTGTTGCTTTGGCCAAAGGAGCCCTCGATGAAGCCCTCATATCGGTGCCCTTCGTGAGAGATAAAGAAGTTATTCATCTGACCGGTCTTTGTAATAAAAGGCTGAAAAATATCGTTCATTTGCTGCAAATATTCTGTCCTTATCTTTAAAGAATACATTACCTTCACATAGACAGGGATGGGAAGATATTTAGTTTGAAACACCACCCTGCTATTGTTTGTTGACAAGGAAGGAAAGTTTAGCTGGCCATGGCCGACATAAGGGTTTTCTGATGTGCCGTATTGACGAGCAGACCAAGCATTTCTAAAGTTTGATGTTTTATTCTGTTGTATCGCCTTTCCTGCCGGAACAGTTACCCTTCTTTCTTCTCCGGAATCAGGTATATGTGCCTGAAAGGCTCCCTTGAAACTGGGATCCTTTTCTACTGATGTTCTCTCTATAGTCACCAAGGGAAGTTTTAAAACACCCTTTGAATCTCGAAGATCTTTATCTGCTTTTACTTGGAAAGATCTTTCGGCAGAGACCCAGATAATAGGCACTTTTTTCCATCCCTTGTTGGTGTTCACATGAAGATCAAGCTCTCCTTCTGCAAACCCAAAAAGAGCACGATCAATGATTTCAAGAGTTGAAGGCATGAAAGAAACTTCTTTAATGTTCTCGTTAGCATTCTCTATTTCTGTGTAGTCATAATCAGGAGGCATCGAATAGTCCCTCTCTTGCTCTGGTGCATTTGGCTGAGATCTCAAGTCTGTGATCTATTTGTCCAAACAATTGTTTTGGTTCTGCGAGTGTTACTATCTCATAGTGAATGTCACCATAGAGAACAAAGTCTCCTTCGCGAACATAAAGATCCTGATCTTCGGTTAGTCGCCTTTTGTGGAAATGAACAGTGATGCTGGCATCTTTATCTAAACCGATGTTGGTATTATACTTTGTTGCAATCCCGTCAAATTCTACAAGGGCATGAACCCTAACAGGGGAAAGAAATGTCTTTGTCATTGCTTCGCCATAGAGATCATGAAAGTTTGTCCTCTCAATATCAATAGGATAGTAAACTATAGTTTGCCCTATTACTCTCTCAATAAGCTCATCGTTGACCTGCTTAACCAGATCTCTTTCTTTCTTGCCCAAGAACAGCGGAGGGGGAGGTGCTGATGGCTGCTTCCATTCATTGCTCATTTCTCACCTCCTATCCTTGATAAATTAACATTGGAACTTCTTGCTGAACTGTATCTATTGCTGTGACCATCGCGGCATCTTTCTCTGCGAGTGCCTTGTAAGTCATTTCATCAAGTATTGTCTTCAACTCTTCTTTCAGTGCTGCCTGTTCTTCTTTTGCTTGTGAGAGCAAATCAGAGGCATTTAAAGTGACGCTCTCGCCAGGGATGGGTATGGACCCGAACTTGCCTCTAACTTGGCCTAGGACCTCCTTAGAGAGCGCTAAGGCATAGTTTCTGACCCATTGCTTGCCAATGGCGTTGATGTTCTTGTAGGGCACATTGTCGAAGGGCAGAGTATTCATGTTGTTGATGCCGTCGGTGCCGTGTTTTCTGTCTGAATCTTCTTGCCAACCGTCAGTGTCTATGGAGAACTGAACCCAGAAACTCTTCACATGTCCATCTGGAATCGGAAAGATCCGCAACTTATTATTATGGATCTCGTATGAATAGTGAGACAGTCTCGTCCAAAGGTGATCCTCGTAGGCCATGGCTTGCAGTTTGTTGTGCCAAGATGGGATAATCTCAAAAGTTGTATCGTCGGAGAACTGCCCATAGTAGTTTAGGTTACCGACAACATTTAGGCCGCCATAGTAGCCATAAAATCTCCACATCGACTGAGGAGTCTTAAAGAATACCCTCTCTATTCTAACTTTCTTGTTTCCAACGAGGCCGGCATAAGGAACAGTACCGCTCGTTGTCGCATCCAGGTTGTTGGCGGCCGCACTGGAGATGATTGTTTGTAGATCATAGTCCTGTGTTGATGCCACTGTATTAAACGAAGCAGAATACATTGTTTGGTTTCCGCCTGCTTGTGCTGCCACTGCTATGCCATCAGCAACTCTTTTCGCATAGCCGAACTCAAAACGAGGGAAGGATAGGTTTACCGAAGAGCCAGAGGCATCTCCGCCAGTCATCTGTCCGTCGTGATCAAAGGTGCCCGTAGACATGCCAAGAAGATCGGACAATACATTCTTTGCTTGGTGAATGTTTATTTGATATGAATATTCTAGCACTGCTTCTTCGTAAGAAGCATAAATGTTTCCAACTGTAAGCTCGACATCAAGAATGTCTCCGCCTAATTTCTTATAAGTGAAGGCAACCTGATCTGATGCACCAGAAACGAAGTTCGTATCGTAAAGTGCAGATGTCGATGTGGCATATATCCCAAACGGATAATGCGATGTATTAGCAGCGCCATTGCCTGTCGAACTAACACTTCCTGTAGATGTCAGGATAACAGTGCTAGTTTGACTAGATGGTGTTAAAGTTGGAACGGCCATTCACTAGTTCTCCTTGTGAGTCTTTAGTAAATAGTCTACCCTTCTGTCTTTTTACTTCCGAAGCTTCGGCTAACTGCCTTCTTCTTGGTGGCTGCCTTTTTCTTGGTGGGTGTTGCTTTCTTGGTAGCTACCTTTTTCTTAACAGGTGCCTCCTTCTTGACGGGTGGCGGCGCTTGCTCTGCGAGTGCTGCGGCCTGTTTGGCTTTTTTGGCTTCTCTGGCTCTCTTCTTGAGAAGATTTCTTTTTCTTGGGTTCATTACAAACTCCTCCTTGTTTTTAATAAATAGTCTGTTAGTTCTTTAACTCACCAATAAAAAAGCCCCGCCTTCCGAAGAAGACAGGGCATAGTCTTTAGTAAGACGGGTTAGCTATTAGCTACCTGACTCACCGAGTAGACCGCGGACAACAACGAGTCCATACATATCAGGACGCACCATCTTCTTGGCGTACCGAGTCATCACGCCCTTGCGAGGCACGAAGTCTTCTGTACCAAAGATGGTAGGAGTGACTTGCAGAGGCACATAAGGAGCGTAGACATATCCACTTTCGAGGAAAGATCCACCCTTACGGCCGACGAGCACGACATTTCGTGGGAAGTAGGGGTCAACATAGACATCCCACTTCTTAGAAAGTGAACCAGTCTTAACAGCACCGACAGTGCCGCTATCAGCATCACCAGTCACACTAGCACGGAAGCCAGCAGTGAACTCAAGGATGTTAGCAACTTCAGGCCCAACGACGATGAAGTTAGCGCCACCGCGAAGAGTTTTACGATGAATCTGAGCAGAGACATCGTTGATAGTCTCTACGAGAGTCTCGTACCACTCGCTCACAGTACCGGTGAAGTCAGGAGCTAGTGTGCTAGCACCGATTTCAGCACCGGTTGTGCGGTTCAGGAACATTCCTGGAGAGCGTGACCAGTAGTATGTACCAGCGGTTGAACCCTTGACAAGATCCTCAAGGATCTCGCGGTCGATCTCCAGAGCAATCTGCTCCGAAAGAATGCTGGTCAACTCGACTTCAGCGTCGAGGTTGTGATAAGCATTCAGATCTTGACCGAGTTCTGGAGACCATTTGGCCTTCAGTTTCTTGGTCATCGCTGTAACAGCAACACTGTCAACCTTGATGTCGATCTCTGGGATAGCATGTTTGCCAGTAGCGCTACCAGCTTCACCGGTTCCGGGCGAGGGCTCTTCAAGGCCCCATGTGTCCTGTCCGATGACCGAGCCGACAGCATTGCTGCGTGCGAATCCATCT